AACAATTTGGGCGAGGTATTTACCGGGTGGCAGGACTTCGTAGCCGCTGCTGGGTTCAACTGAGGATGCGTCGAAAGTTTGTCCGAATGAAGCCATGGTGTTTTCTCCTATTTCAATTTCAGGTGGTGGGGTTGGTGGGGGTGACTGGGTTGGCGATCAACATGGGCTTGATCACATCGGGCATGGCCTGGGCAAAGGACTGCCAGTCCAGTGGCAGGGTCTCAGGAAGGCCATAGCGGTTCTTGGCCAAAAAGGCTGGGCGCTCGGCGGTGTGAATCACCCGCTCGCCCGAGCCCATGGCGCGGTTTACTTTTTTGTTGAAGCCGACATCGGCCTTCACGGTGGAGATGCGGTAGTTGGCAAACAGCACGATGTCGGAGTGCTCTTGCATCAGCGCCGCTGCGCGGGTGTGCAACTTGATGACGTACCGGTCGTAGGGGTCGTGCTCAGGCGAGTCAAAACGCTTGATGTCGGTGTGCGCGATTTGCACAACAGTCATGCCACGGTCGTCACGCAGGGCGTTCAGGCCGTCGATGTACTGACGCCACAGGCTCAAAGCGGCCACGTAGCCTTTGCCGTACCCGGCGTCTTCAATCGATCCCCAGCCGTTGTCGCGGCAGGCCTTGCCCCAAACCAAGGGTTCAAGCCAGTCCACGCTGTCGATCACCACGGTTTTGAAGTCATGGTCTTCGGTGTACAGCGAGGCCAGTGACTCAAGGACTTCCTCAAACGTGCGTGCAAGCGGAAAGCTAGCTGCCGGAATTGTTCCCAGACCGTCTTCCGTTTGCACGAACACAGGTTTGCTGGCTTCTGCGGCGAAGGTGGTTTTACCAACGCCTGCAACACCGTGAATCAGAATGCGGGGTGGCTTGGGCGTATTGGCGCGTGTAAGTTGTGCAAGTGAAATGGCCATCACACACCCCCACCAAAGTGACTGTCGTTGGCAGCGTCGGGGATTTCTCCGGCCTTGATCTGCTCGAGCTTGTAGCTGGGCTTGCCCGTTTTGAGCGTGCGTGCAGGTTCGAACAGATCGCGGATGCCGGGTGGCCAGGCGTTGTACTTGGACTCGGCGACTTTGATTTCGATACCGACGTAGTTTTCTGGGTCTTCACCCCATTTACGCAAGGCTTCCACGGCTTCTTTGAGTTTGACCTGGTCGTACTCTGGGCGCTTTGGCAAATCAGCGACCACCAAGTAGCCGTCGACCTCAAAGCGCACAGTGCCGGTGGACTTGCCAGCCTCTTGGCGAAGCTCTTGAGCCTGTTGTGCAAAACGGCTGTTCAGCGTTGAGTGCAGCGCAGCTTCGTAGTGCCGTGCGGTATCGCGAACTTCACTGACCTGCCTGATGAGGTAGTCCAGTTCAACAAGTGGCAGAGCATCTAGCTCTGCCATAGAAAGCTGGCCGATTTCGTCCAGGATGGCGGGTATGGCAATCATCTGTATCTCTCTTTCAATGGGCTTTACGGGTGGTGGGTTGTGCCGTGCGCAATCGAGCACGAATTTCTGGGGGCTTTAGAGAACTGCTCGTTCGTATGGCCAGATACCGGTAGTTGTTATCTGAAATACGCTGGCTAAAAAGATGCACGAGACCGAATTCGCAAGCGATCCAGGCTCTGCGCGCGACGGCATGAATGCGTGCGCGGTCTTTGGTCGAGCGGTCGCTGCTGATCTCTGAGCGATCCCGCAGTAACAACCCCTCGTGATAAAGAATGGCTTGACCCACTGATGCACTGGCAATCCAGTCGCACAGGTTTGCCTCACTCAAGGCGACAGTGGGTACATAGACCTTGCGCTCCTGCACGAGCGGCATCGGGTCTGGTGGTAAGCCCAGATGGGCTTGGGTGATTTCAAAAAATTTTGTAGGTGCTAACAATTGCAAACTCCATCAGCGTGTTGATCAATTGGCTTCCACAACCCAACCGGGTGGTACTGCCGTCTCTTGCAATCGCGCTGATGGCGGAGCTCACTGCTCATGGCTTTTCACGCGATATGTAGGTTCTTACTGGTCGAGGTCATGGTTTTTCTCAGGCCACTTTGGCCTGCGGCATTTGACTTACGCCGCCAACTTGAAACCGAACATTCGAAGGTGCATTTGCATTTCATTGACACGCCGATAGAACGTGGCACTGGATACGCCACTGGCTTTGCAGGCACTGGACAGGTCGAGGTGGGCATCAAGCAAATCAAAAAATTCAATCTGCTCGTCGCTCATATATTTGCGGGCTTTATCCAAATCAAGCAAAGCCATGTGGTCAGCGACCAAATCGGTTTCATCGGCCCACATGGGCACCACGTTGTCATCTAAGTACTGATCAGGTTCACCCATTTGCGAGTCATTGGCCGCCTCACTGCCTCCCGAGAAGAAGCACATGCGCGCACGGTCCTTCATCAGTGCATCGAGCAGTTCGACGGCGCGGTGCTGGGACACAACGCCGGTGAATGTGTTGGCGCATGCACGTTGCGGATCAAAACCTGGAGCCCGCTCAAGCAAGTCAAGCAACAACTCTTGCTGCAGGTCCTCCCTGTCTGCACTGGGAAGTCCCAAGCGGGCCGCGAGGCGGTAAGTCCGAGTTGCCGCTGCAGATAGCGCGGCATCGAGATAGGTTTGGTCAATTGGTTGGTTTTTCATCTTCTTTTGCCTTTGCGCGTTTAGTCAATGGTTAACGATGTGATTCAAGAAAAGGCACCCGCAGGTGCCCGCTGTTGATTAGTCCGGTCAGTTGGCCTTGTTTTCCGAAGAAATCATCCCATAGCGCATCATGCGCACTTCAATGAAAGCCGGGCTGACCCCAAAATGAGGAGCCAAGGCTCGTGTAAACGACCAGCAGTCCATGTCATAGGTGACTTCAGACCAGACAATTTTTTTCTCACCATCTGGGGTCTCCGCGAAAAGCGTGTCTTCACCGTAACGAATTTCAAGGGCGTGCTTGGGGGCTTCTTCCATCACCACTTCCCACAACAGATCTCTTGGCACCAAGAGTGAGCCCATAAACTCATTGGCGCGAAGTTCTGCAAATCGAATATGAGATGGCAGTAGGTTGTCTGCTTTTTGCAATTGGGCTTGCGTTTCTGTCACCAGTCTGAAAGCCCGAACAGTGCCGGTTTGCATCAAATCTGCAAGCGGCTGATTCTGGTGGTGTGACACAAGCGCTGGGCCATCAAAAATTGCATGACCCATTTCATGAGCCAAAGTCGACAAGCGCAGTTCTTCACTAATGCCTGAACTCGCAGGGGATACGCACACCGAAACCGCATCGACCGAACTGGTTGGTGTGAATTCAAATACTCCGAACACGGGATTTTTGTGTTCGTCATGGACCTGGTGTTCAAGGTCAAGCCAAACATCGTATGCCACGCCGTTGACATTAAGCTCGTTGATCGCTGCCACGTCTGCAATGGTCAGTGCACGACGGTCTGAAAGCCCGAGTTGTCGTCGCACTTCGCCAGCCACCCGCTCGATGTCTCCATGACTCGGGTAATGTGGCTCGTAACGGTGGTTGTGTCGATAGTGCAGTTTGAGGGCAGGCATAGGCTGGTATTACGGTTTCTTGTTGAGGGAACGATACAGACGAACGACCTCAGCGACTTCCTCTTGCATGTCGGGGGGCAGACGGGATGCCTCAATGAACAACTCATCCTCACTTAAGCCAAGGATGGTTGCAGCTTTTTTGATCAGTTCATCTTTTGGGGGGTTTTCACGCCCCGTTTCGATGCGAGACCAGTAGGCGGGACTGATCTCCAGTTGCCGAGCGAATTCAGTCAGCGTCATGCCAGCCTCCTCTCGCTTGGTGCGCACATAGGTGCCAAATGGGTTCATGAAAGTCCTAGATAGTCGTTACGTCGTTGCATTATAGCGCAACGGCAAAAATTTGTGCAAGTGACGTGTAAACGCCCCGGTCCAAGGGTGTGTAGCCTGAGAAAAACCCCTGAATGGGTCGGTATGAACCTTCATGACCGCCCCAAAACACACCCCACAACCAACTCCGCCCGGGGAGCGCAGCCCCATGGCCGTTATCGGCGCAATCCTGGCCCAGGGCGCAATTCGCCTTCTGGACCGCCAAAACCGCGAAGCTCAACTTGCTAACCGTACCGAACAGAGCGTTCATACGGGTGTTTTGACTACCAAGGACAACACACATGAATGACTCACTTGTTGCACGCATTGCAGCCCTTAAAACCTCGCCCACACCGGACCTCAAGCAAATGTGGCGGGAAATGTTTCTGACTGAACCCCCGCCCTTCAACCGGCGGTTCCTTGAAACACGTCTGGCCTACCGCATTCAGGAACTGGCCCTTGGCGGCCTGAGGCGCGAGACCATAAAGCGCCTAGAGAAGTTGGGCGAGCAACTCGATGGAGGAAAACCGGATGTGCGCCGCCGCCGCATTGACGGTAGGCCCCTTGCAGGAACTCGTCTTATTAGGGAGTGGGACGGCCAACGGCACGAGGTAGTGGTGCACGTCGACGACTTTGAATACGCAGGCCAGCGCTACAAGTCAATCTCGCGCATCGCCATGGTGATCACCGGCACCAACCGAAACGGTTGGACGTTCTTTGGTATGTCTACGGGAAGGAGCATTTGATGACCGCCACACCTAAAGTTCTTTGCGCGATCTACACCCGCAAGTCCACCGAAGAAGGCTTGGACCAAAACTTCAACTCACTGGACGCCCAACACGATGCCTGCGCCAATTACATTGCCAGCCAAAAGTCAGAGGGCTGGGTAACGCTCAAGGACCGGTATGACGACGGCGGCTTCTCAGGTGGCACGCTTGAACGCCCAGCCATCAAGCGTCTGCTCGAAGACGTCCGTAAGGGACTGGTAAACACCATCGTGGTTTACAAGATTGATCGGTTGTCTCGGTCGCTTGCCGACTTTGCAAAGCTGGTCGAGCTGTTTGATCAGCATAAGGTGACCTTTGTATCGGTCACCCAGTCATTCAACACCACCACGTCCATGGGGCGGTTGACGCTCAACATACTGCTGTCCTTTGCGCAGTTTGAGCGTGAGTTGTCGGGTGAACGGGTGCGCGACAAGATCGCCGCCTCACGCAAGCGTGGCATCTGGATGGGTGGAATGCCCGCTTTGGGCTATGACGTGGTTGAGCGAAAGCTTGTGGCCAATCCGCAGGAGTCGGCCATCATCCAAGAGATGTTCTCCCGCTTTGCCGCGACGCCATCGATGTCCACCATCGTCAAAGACCTGCGCAAACGCGGCATCACTTCTAAGTCGTGGACAACGTCCAAGGGTGTCGAGCGCCAAGGCAAACTGATCACCAAGGGAGCGGTCTACAAGATCTTCAGCAACCCGGTCTACATCGGCATTGCTGCCTATAAGGGACAGCACTTCCCCGGCGAGCACGAGGGCATCATCACCCAGGAGCTTTGGGACACAGTGCAGACGCACCTGAAAAACGGTACCCCAATGAATAAGGCGAGACTGGCGGGTCGCGGCAGCGCCCCCTCTCTTCTGCGGGGCCTTCTGTTCTCGGAGCAAGGACGGGCCTTCACGCCTGGCTGGACGCGCAAGCAGCACAAAACCTACCGCTACTACATCAACACCGACTCGATCAAGATCGGCAAAGAAAGCTGCGACATCTGCCGCATCC